GTCCGTCCACAGAGCCATACTTTGGCTCTGCCAAGAGATCCGTATTATTACGGATCTCAATCCACCCTCGATTCAGCCTCGAACGTCGAGAGACGTTCTCCGCGTGGAACGAGCTACTACCCATCCTCTCAATAGAGATGATGGACTCGAGCACGTGATTCCAATCACTTCCGCACCGCGACATAGCGGTGACGGGCTCGATGCGCCAGACGGGACTCTGGTACCATTGGCTGTAAGAATCCCATAGGGAGTTCTTCCAAACCAGTGATTCCAGTTTCGTGTACTCAGCAATCCCACCGTGGTGGCTGTTATTCGTTAAGAATAACTGCTTCCCATAGTTGGAACTGAGTCTACGCCGCAACGTCTGATACGTAGTAACTGCAGCCTCCTCATAACCGGACATACGCAAGCGCATGCCGATGTCTGAGAGAGATTGCAAGTCCATTAGGTGTTCAGCGTCGAGTGTAGTCTTCCAACGAACTGGGGTAACATTGATGCCGTTAAAGGCATCAACGCCACAGGATTCGCGGAAGGCTCCCCGCCAAAAGGATTTCTCCTTATTGACGAGCAGACCAAAGCTCTCGAGGTCGTCAATGACGAACTCTGCAGCTTCAGTAGGTATCTCGATGTCATCACCAAACACAAATACAGCACCGGGTTGATGAAACCCATGGCGCTGCAGTGACGCTACACATATGGCCCAGAAGACTAAGCTTTGCACAGGAAACGTTGTTGCGTTCCCCATTGGAGCGTAGCTATATATATCTCCTGTCACCGACTGAGTCGGTGAAGCTCGATACACAAACTTCTGAGCTCGACAACAACCGAAGTACTTGTACTTTGATCCAAAAAGGATTTGTACAAGCGGCTCCGATATTCGGTCAGACGCCTCTTTCATATCTAGCGTGGCATAGCGCCGCGACTTCGATGAGAGTAAGGCTATCTTTCCGTTAACTGACTGGTCGTCAAAATGGATATGGCCTCGCGGCCATGGACCATAAGACGAACGACTACAAGCGATAGTTCGCTCTAACTCACGACGAAGTCCCTGCTGAAGCCAAATGGCTTCAGCCGGGTGAACGCATATAAGACGGGGCCCACGGCTGTCCTTTGGGACAGCAATAAGCTTTGCCGTTATATGCTCCGGACACTCCATACTCTCCCAGTGGCTGAGGTGGTCTGCGTTATAATACAGACCATACCAGTCGCTGTACGGGTATAGGTACTCCACTGAGGAGTACCTATGAAGCCATCGATCCTTATCGGTGGTTACCGCGCCGGGGCCGTGGGAAGGTTTTAACGCCTTCTCTCGGAATCGGTAGAGTACAGATTGAACATGTCTTCGAGTAAGATCGAGCAAATACGGCGAAACTCGTGAGAGTTGATTACCGTACTGCCCAACGTCGCGGTTAGTGCTAATAAAAGCACTAACCGTCTTTTCAGTTGTTTGTTTGTCATGTGTAACTGAGGCTTTATAGCAGAACAATAGAAGCTGCCGCAGTAAACGTAGTTTTACCCCGTCCACTAAGGACGCGGCTACTAAACGTCGCAGCCATCTTGGGTATCTGTCGAGATCGGGATTACTCCCAGTCTCGATGCATCCCAAGGTGTACTTCTCTAGCTTAGGAGCCTCATAGAGACACCATTGCAGCCCTTCATAAGATCCTCGTATTTCAGAGAATCCAGATGAGGTAGCTACATCTGCTAGCAGGCTAACGTATGTTTGCTCAATAGCATGCATATTTTGGCGTACCATATAGCCAGACTGTTCTTATCGACCAAGTAAATCCACATTCTGTGGACGTACCTGGCCATGCCTACTGAACACATAGGTACTCCCAACCCCTTTCGGGAGACGGAGTATGAACCGAGTCAGTTCACGATGAACGTTTCGGTACTATGTTGCGAGTCTTGTTAAGACTCGTTGTTCAGAATGTCCTCGATGTGATCCGCATCAGCCACCATCGCACGGAATGTCGCCACAAGGACGGCAAACTGTGCAGATGTAACGGTTGAGGGAACGTTGAACGTCATACTAGCGTGCGATTGAATCGTCGCTAGGTTTGCGTCAACATCCACACGAGTCAGTTTACAGGTATAACGACGGCCCGGTAACTTTGTTACCGAGTCTACGTAATCCTGGGACTGAATAGTCATAACGTCGGGAGTGTTAATTCCTCTCGTATTTGACTGACGTTTCGAAATGCCATCTTTGTCCCATGACTTAATGAAGGCAATCGAATTATAGGTTTGGTCGGCGTCCATGGTACTTTATGTGTTGATGTCTTATCAGCCCCTAGCTATCGCATAGCTTTTAACAGCCGTGCGGTAACCAGTAGTACTCAAGCTAAGGTTAGCTTGGTAGAGCGAATGGAAGTCCACCAGGAAGCCTGTGTCTCCAACTCGGAGCCACAAACCAGGAGAAGCTCTTTCGAACTCCTCTTGTTTCGCTGGTGGTACAATCGCTACCCGGATGTCAGACAATAGTTTGACATACGGCAACTTGGGGCTCTTAACCCCGGTTTTGGTTGTTTTCATTGTGCGCTACCATACAACTTGTTGTTGATGGCGTTATTGAATCTCCTAACCGAGGCACTGACAGCCCGAGTCGTTCCGATGCTTGTAAGCATTTGGGAAATCAAAGCTACCGAAATGGCAGCTTGATTTTTTCCGACTCGAGGTTTCCACTCAGGAAGAAATCCCTGGGCAGAAACAATAGATCGCTCGTAGTGCTGATACTCATGATCTGACGACACACTAAAGATCGTGCCACCGTTACAACAGCTAAAGCCGCGTAACGTAGCATGAGTCGTTAGGTGGTACTGCTTGCTCCTAGTGAACGCGACAATCTGGTAGGGTGAGAACCCTACCACACGATCGAGCGCACCAAGAGTAGCACGCAAATCCACAAACCAGTCGATAACGAAGGAAAAAGGTACTTTCTCCCAAGCTAAGCTAGCAGGTGAAGTTGCAAACCGAGACATAAAGGCATCCGCAGTATTAAAGAACTGCGTATGGTACTTAGTGTTCGGTCGTACAACAAGAACGTAACGTATTTCAGAGGGCTTATCTAAAGGCCCTCCTGTCCAGTCCCATGCGTATGAGTTAACCCCATTAATGGGATTATACCCACCCGCGTAAGGACTGGATTGAAGCCCAAGAACCAACGGGATAGCTTTGCTATACCGAAGAGGTGCTTGAGCGGCGTGACGTTCGATCGCATGGCGGGCTTTCGGAATAAACCTATGAACGGCCATAATGTCTGAAAGAATCGGTGACACACCGAACTTCCAGGCCAAGTAGCCGCCAGAGGCCCTTCTAATAACCTTCCTGATTGACTTCCACTCCTTGCCTAAGATAGGCATAGAATGGGTCAGTCGACGGATAGGTGGTAGGAGGGATTGCACCGAAGGTACAACCTGATTAGCTTCAACGAGATCCAGAAGCAAGTCGGCCTTAAGGCCCCTAGCTCTGTCTAGCAATTCGTTACGAATTGCGCTCTCGTTCCATGCGGGTGTTGAATCGACCCAGTAAGGTGGCATCGTACTTTTATCTGTACGAGACCAAGCAGCAAACGTGTTATACGACGATGCGGCAGAGGAATGATTCTTTCTTCCTCCGTCGTTAGTCGAAATCACGCTGCCCAATGGAGCAGGAGCACTATATGACCACATATTAGAACCACCAGGGACTTGACAGTCCTGAAGGTACTTTCTGTGGATCACAGGGTGACTGATCCCCTTACCAGTTTCGTCCTGCATGGTTTCCCATGCATAACTAGGGACGAACGACGCGCTAACTCCATAGGTAGCGTTGCCTCCGAATTGCGCACCACCGTTGCAAGGAGTACCGAATTCGGTATATCCCTGCCCGGCAGGA